TAAAGAAATGGTTTAAAGACAAATGGGTACGCTTTGGACCAGATGGAAAAATTCGTGGCGATTGTGCAAGGGGATCTAGTAGTGAAGGTAAACCTAAATGCTTACCAAGATCAAAAGCACATTCACTAGGTAAAAAAGGACGCAAATCTGCGGCAAGTAGAAAACGTAGAGAAGATCCTAACAAAAATAGAAGAGGCAAAGCAAAGAACGTTGCCACTAAAAAGAAATGAGGTACTATGAGATTGTCAGTGAAACCTGGAGCAAGAAATATAAAAAGTCGATCGACTGTTCGAATCCCAAAGGTTTCTCACAAAAGGCTCATTGTGCAGGACGTAAAAAAAGACAGGGAGGAGGGAACACTAAATCCAAAAGTGTCTCTTAAATAACTATGGCAGATTTACAAAAGATATTAAACAAGTTTACGGACCTAGGTATTGAAAACAAAGGTCTTACAGTAGACGATCCTATGCAACAGGGCAAAGCATTAAAAGAACAATACGGTGCAACTAATCAAGGTACTGATGCAACTAGTCATGCAAGAATGGTTGCTGAAAGCGTAAGTGGTAAACATATACCAGGTGTTTCAGATGTTAGTTCAAGTGATATGGCGGCACTTGCAGGTGTAACAACTTCTAGTAAGCCTGTACAAGCACCACAGTTACAAGTTGCTCCTAGAGAAACATACTCAGACAAATGGCAAGAAGTAGATAGTAGATTATCTAGTATAGAAAACAAATTAAACAAAGTGTTTGAAGCAATTCAGTTTTTATCCGAAGGTATGAGTAAAGAAGAATATCAAGCAAAAAGAAAAGCATTACAAGATATACAATTAAATCCTGAAACAAACAAGGATCCTAAACTGAAAAAAGAGTTAATGCGTAGAAGAGCAGAATTAGAAAAAGATTTTAAAGCAGGTAAAATGACAACAGAAGATTCTTTGAAAAAAGGATTTGCAAGTTTTTTAAAAGAACTGGAGAATAATTAATGAATACAAGTACATGCGATAATTGTAAATGCGACAGTCACTGTCACAAAGAATGTCCATCTTGTGCAAATGATGTTTGTGTAACTTGCAAATGTGAAAATTGCCGAGATGAGAATTAAAGAAGTAACAGATTATTTTTATGGACTAGATCCAGCACATATGTCATATAGACACAAAATAGGTGACATATACGGAAAGAAGAATTTAAAAGTACCACATGCAAAATTGCATGTGAAAAACAAAAAACAAAAACAAAAGAGATAGCGTATGGCCTTTTTAGTGCATAATTTACCACCTATGGAAGTTTATGTAAAAAAGGAATATCTATACGATCACCAAAAAGGACACGGAGAACTTACTCCTGGTGTCTGGGTTTCAATTAGAAGTATAATGGGCAAAGCATTATACATAGAAACATTGCTTACTGAATATGGAGCATTGTACGACAAACTTCCTATATCAGCGTTTGTATGGAAAGAAGATTATGACAAAGATAATCAACTGCCTTTAGATACACTGCAAATATGGGATTGTTTTGATTATGATATTACTGTTATTAAAAAACCTATGTTAGCAGATTGTGAATTCTTTGGAAAAGATAAGCAAATGCACAAAGGCGAATATATATTTTCATTGGATACTTGTCATGCACAACATTCAACACTGAATGTAAACTTTTCAGAACATGATCCAGAACATAAATCATTTAACTTTATAAAATTAGATAATGGGCAATTTGCGGCACAACCTAACAACAGGGTTATATTTACTGACCAAAGTTTAGTACATCCAGAACGTAAAATGCCTGACTTTAAAGTTTGCACACAGAACTATACAGTCGAAAACAATCCTAAATGGTCAGTTGGTCATACAGACGAATGGCAATACAAAACAAAAGACGAAGAGGAAAATCCTGTTGGCTAAAGATAAGATTAAGATCAAAAGAACAATAGAATACAACGGACCAAACAAAAGAGATTATTTTTTAGTAGATCTGTTTAAAAAAATACAACCTACAGTGGGTTGTGAAGTTGGAGTTCGTAACGGTAGAACAACTTTTAAACTTTTAGAGTCATTTTCAAACTTAAAAATGTTTGCTATTGATTTTGATATTAAACTATTCTATAAAGATTCAGTTATATTAAAGTATGGTCCAAGACTAAAAGCAATACAAGGACACAGTCATGAAGTGCATAATCAAATAGAAGATGGCAGTTTAGACTTTGTTTTCATTGATGCAAGTCATGACTATAGCAGTGTTAAAGGAGATATAGAATACTACACGCCTAAATTAAAACCAAATGGCTGGTTATGTGGACATGATATGGATTTTCCAGGAGTCAATCAAGCAGTAAACGAACTACTGCCAAACGATCATCATATTGGTCCAAATAACGTTTGGTTTAAATGTTTAGATAATTCTGTGCCAATTCCGTTCAAAGTACTTGACATCTAGCATAAATCTATATATAATATAACTCAAATAACAAAGGAGTTTCACATGAGTGATAAAGTGTTCGGTGCTGAAGAAAAAGCAAAACTTATACAAGTAGTAAATGAAGGTGTAAATGTTTTGCAAGAAGTTTCAGACCTACAAGAAGGTTTACGTGATACAGTCAAAGCAGTAGCAGAAGAAATGGACGTAAAACCTAGTCTAATTAATAAAGCAATTAAAATTGCACAAAAAGGCGAATGGCATAAAGCCGTTGATGAATTTGAAGACCTAGAAACCATTATGGTTACTACGGGCAGAGACAAGCAATAGTTGTTTTGCAAAAGATAAAAGATTTTTGGTCTAACTCATATCGTAGTGATAAAACTGCGTTCTATTTTGAACTAGTAAGTTTTATATTTACTGTTGGTGCGAGTTTGACCCTTGCCGTAAATGCAAGAGATCCAAATATGCTTATAGTATATCCAGGATTTTTTGTAGGTAGTGTTACCCAATGTTATGCGGCAGTACGTAGAGGAGCCGCTTGGGTTATGATGTTAACATTCTATTTTAGTTGTGTTAATGTTTTTGGTTACGCAATAGCGGCAGGGTGGTTGTAATATTTAGAGCACAAAAAGAAATATTATGGCATCTTACTTGTACGGAATGTAAATTTTATTTTACATATCCTACAATGGAAGAAAAATACCAAATTGATAGAGGCACTTGGACTTGTCCAAAATGTAAAAAAGAAGGCAGAGCATTTGAAGAAAAAAGTACTTGATTTATTTAGGCATAGAACATATAATAGTAAATAATGTTGATGAAGGTCAGTCGGCCATAAACGACATAACTGGTTTTTGCCAACCGAAAGTGGCATGTATAGGAGAAAATATTGAGTTACGTAGACGCACTCTGGGATCGTGATAAAGACATTATTAAGGTCGTGGAGAGAAACAAAAAAGGCGAACGAGAGTTTCGCGAATTTCCAGCAAGATATGTTTTCTATTATGGAGACGCAAAAGGAAAACAAAAAAGTACTTTTGGTGACTCTGTAAGTCGTGTTGTATGTAAAAGTTGGAAAGACTTCCTAAAAGAACAAAAAATTAATAAACATCGCGGACTATTTGAAGCAGATATCAATCCTGTATATAGACTGCTTGAAGAAAATTATCTTGGACAGGATGCTCCAAACCTAAACGTTGCATTTTTTGATATTGAAGTTGACTTTGATCCAGAACGTGGATACAGTTCACCTGAGGATCCTTTTACTGCAATTACTGCCATTACAGTTCATTTACAATGGCTTGACAGTCTTATTACACTTGCACTTCCGCCAAAAACACTTACAATGGAACAAGCAAAAGAAGAATGTAAAGAATTTGATAATACATACTTGTTTGAAACAGAAGCAGAAATGCTTGATACATTTTTAGATTTAATTAAAGACGCAGATATTTTATCAGGTTGGAACAGTGAAGGTTATGATATTCCATACACTGTTAATAGAATTACAAGAGTGCTTTCAAAAGAAGATACAAGACGTTTTTGTTTATGGGATCAATATCCAAAGAAAAGAACTTATGAAAAGTTTGGAAGAGAGCAGGAAACCTATGACCTAATAGGCAGACAGCATTTAGATAGTTTGGAATTATATCGTAAATACACATATGAAGAAAGACACACTTATCGACTTGATGCCATTGGCGAAATGGAAGTTGGCGAAAAGAAAACTGTGTACGAAGGTACGCTCGATCAACTTTATAACAATGACTTCAGAACGTTCATTGAGTACAACAGACAAGACGTTGCACTCTTGGACAAGTTGGACAAAAAACTAAGGTTTATTGACCTTGCAAATGAACTTGCTCATGCAAATACTGTTTTGCTACCCACCACTATGGGTGCTGTGGCAGTTACAGAACAAGCAATTATTAACGAAGCACATAGACGTGGTTATGTAGTACCTAACAGAGTACACAGAGAGCCTGGATCAGCACAGGCGGCTGGTGCCTATGTAGCATATCCTAAAAAAGGACTACATGATTGGATTGCAAGTATGGACTTGAACAGTCTATATCCTAGTGTTATTCGATCATTGAATATGGATCCAGCAACAGTTGTAGGACAACTTAAACAAAATCATACAGAAAATTACTTGTCAGAACAAATGAACTTTAAAAAGAAATCGTTTGCGGCGGCATGGGAAGGTAAGTTTGGTAGTCTTGAATATGACTATGTAATGGAACAACGCAAAGATGTTGAAATTACTATTGACTGGGAAGGTGGCGAAAGTGATACTTTAAGTGCCGCCGAGGTTTACAAACTTATTTTTGATAGCAATCAACCGTGGATGGTCAGTGCCAATGGAACTTTGTTTACTACAGAGTATGAAGGTATTATTCCAGGACTACTTAAACGTTGGTATGCAGAACGTAAAGAAATGCAGGCTAAAAAGATTGCGGCACAAGATGCAGGAAATAAAATTGAAACTGCTTTTTGGGATAAAAGACAACTTGTTAAAAAGATTAACCTAAATAGTTTATATGGAGCAATCCTAAACCCAGGGTGTAGATTCTTTGATCATAGAATTGGGCAAAGTACTACACTCACAGGTCGTGCTATTGCAAAACACATGAGTGCTAAAGTTAATGAAATTATCACAGGTGAGTATGACCATGTAGGTAAGAGTATTATATATGGTGATACTGATTCTGTTTACTTTAGTGCATACACAAGTTTACGTGCTGAAATAGAAAAAGGTGATATACCTTGGAATAAAGAAAGTGTAATTCAACTGTATGATCAAATTTGTGAAGAAGCAAATGTAACGTTTCCAAGATTTATGGGAGATGCTTTTCATTGTCCTAAAAGCAGAGGAGAAGTTATTGCGGCTGGTAGAGAAATTGTTGCTGAAAAAGGCTTATACATTACAAAGAAAAGATATGCGGCACTAATTTATGATAACGAAGGATTTAGAACAGATGTAGATGGCAAGCCAGGCAAAGTAAAAGCAATGGGTCTTGATCTTAAACGTTCTGATACTCCTGTGTTTATGCAAGAGTTTTTAAGCGAAGTATTGTTGGCAGTACTAACAGGTGCCAAAGAAGAACAAGTATTAGAAATGATTACAGATTTTAGAACAAAATTTAAAGCACGACCTGGTTGGGAAAAAGGTTCCCCTAAACGTGCTAACAATGTTACTGATTATCTTGCAAGACTTAAAAAGCACGGTAAAGTAAACATGCCAGGACACGTAAGAGCAAGTATAAATTGGAACTCTTTACGTGAAATGCATGGCGACAAATTTAGTATGCAGATTGTAGACGGTATGAAAGTTATTGTTTGCAAACTAAAAAATAATCCTATGGGATATACTTCGGTTGCATATCCAACGGATGAACTAAGACTTCCAAAATGGTTCCAAGAACTTCCATTTGAAGATGATGAAATGGAATCAGCCATTATCGATAAAAAGTTAGATAACTTGATTGGAGTGCTAGATTGGGATATAAAATCAACCGAACAGAAGAATACATTCAATAATTTATTTGACTTTGAATGATTTTCTAAATATAATAGTATAATGAACGGAGAAAAAATATGAAAGACATTTTACAAGACATTGTTGCACATACACATGCACTTGGCTTTCTTAACATTGTTAAGGTCAATGGTGATGATGCACAAACAGGTATTGATAGCATGGCAGAGGATCGCTCTGTAATCATGCAGGCAAATACTAAAAACGCCCAGTTAGAAATGAAGGGTACGTTTGGTATGCCTAACCTAAATAAACTAGACATTCATTTGAAGTGTCCAGAATATAAAGATGGTGCAAGTATTGATGTTGTACGTCAAGACAGAAATGGTGAACAGATTCCAACTGGCATTCACTTTAAAAATGCATCAGGCGATTTTAAAAATGATTATCGTTTTATGAACGCAGAAATTATTAATGAAAAACTTAAAACAGTTAAGTTTAAAGGTGCAAGTTGGGACGTAGAAGTTTCGCCAACAATGGCAAGTGTACAAAGATTTAAAATGCAGGCAACTGCAAATGCAGAAGAAACTGTGTTTACTGTACTTACAGATGGTAGTGACATTAAATTTAAGTTTGGTGATGCTAGTACACACGCAGGTGAATTTATTTTTGCAACAGGTACAACTGGTCAACTTAAAAATGAGTGGGCATGGCCTGTACAACAAACACTTGCAATTCTAAGTTTAGATGGCGATAAAGTAATGAAGTTTTCAGATCAAGGTGCTATGCAGATTAATGTAGACAGTGGTTTGGCAACTTATGAATACATTTTACCAGCACAGAGCAAGTAATATGAAACCAAGACAACAAGCACAACAACAAGCCGAAGAAGCAATGGATGGATTTATCCGTTATAGTAAACGTGCCTGTGCTTGGATTGGTATTGGATTATTTGTCGTTGTTATTGGTTGCAACAATGGCGTTGATGGCACTGGCAGTGGTTACAACGGAGAGCAATATTCCCCAAGGATTAATTAATGAACACAAACTTAACACAAGAACAAAAGGATTACGCAATATTTTTGCCAGCAATAAGTGGCTTCTATGCTACATTTATTGGTAAGCAACGTAGAGAAGAATATGTAGAAAAGAGTCGTATTCCTTTTCCAAACAATTCAATGGAAAGTCTTAATTGGTTTAACACCAAAGAAGGACTGTTCAAATACCATTGGAGTTTGTATTCAGCAGGACATGCCGAACTTGATATTAACAAGGACGCACCTAAAGAAGATATGATTCGTGATAGGGATAGAGAAAACAGTTGGCTACTAGGTGATAGTGGTGGATTCCAGATAGGTAAAGGTGTGTGGGAAGGTGATTGGAAAGATCCTAATTGCCCTAAAGCAAAAAAGAAACGTGAACAAGTTCTTGCTTGGATGGACGCTTACATGGACTATGGAATGATATTAGATATTCCGGCATGGGTAGCACGTTCGCCAGCAGGTGCAAAAGCAACTGGAATTGACAACTATCAAGATGCCGTAAATGCAACACGTATTAACAATGACTACTTTATGAAGAATAGAAGTGGTGCTTGTAAATTCTTAAATGTATTACAAGGTGAGAATCATGCTGACGCAGAAG